TTGAGGAGAATACGCAATCTGGGTTCGGTGTTAATGATTAAGACTTAGCAATGCCTCTTGACAATGCGTACCAGCGCTAAGTCGATGTCAAGGTTGGACAAGACAGTGCCAACCGACATATTAACCGCAAGTCCAAAACCAAGGGTCGCAACCTTGCTTGTGGTTAGCTGATAGTTCGGTTGAGGATTCGGCCGAAGTGAGTTGTTGCACTGTGCACGGTGTGATAAGCTATCGTGGGCTTAAGTTTTGTGGCGAAACGGCACCGTTAATAATATTTAGACTGTTTATTTGGACTTGCGTTCGCATTAGGAAATACTCACTAAATATTGAGTGCAGTGGCACGTTCGATTCGTGCAAGGTCTGTAGAAGAGCGTTTGTGAGAGGTCTTAGCTCTTCTAAACCTTTGGAACATGAACCGTGATTGGAAAACGGTAAGGGTAGCGCCTTGCTTCGGGACAATAGCTAAGTCCGAAAACTCTTTTCGAAGAGCCAGAAGAAGATGTGTCGGTTCGATTCCGACTGTTCCTGTTCGATAAATAGAAGTGTCCCAGAATGGGGTAGGCAATAGGCTTAGCATTCATTCGCTATTTATCTATAGTTAACCAATTAGTCATCACATTGTGGTGACTTTTTATTATGTAAAAAAAGGAATAAAACATGGGATTTGTGGACAAAAAATTAAGTGAAATAACACCTTATAAAAATAACCCTAGAAACAATGATGAGGCTGTTGGACCAGTTGCTGAATCTATTAAAGAGTTTGGTTTTAAAGTGCCTATTGTCGTTGATAAAAACGGCGAAATCATAAACGGCCACACTCGTTATAAAGCAGCCCAAAAATTAGGGCTAGAAACAGTTCCTGTTATTGTCGCAGATGACTTATCTGAAGAGCAAATCAAAGCGTTCAGACTTGCTGACAATAAAGTTGGTGAGATTGCGGTTTGGGATTTAGATTTGTTAAATGAAGAATTAAATGACATTTTAGATCTTGATATGTCTGCTTTTGGATTTGAATTAGAAATAGATGACGAGAATCAAGAGAATTTAGATGCTGATTTTGAAGAAATAGAAGATGACTCTGTTTTAATAGTAGAAGCTGAAAGCGAAGAGGAATTGGAAAAGTTATATGACGAATTTGTAGAAAGAGGTTTCAAATGCCGAGTTTCAATATTGTAAAAAAGAACGACTTAAATAGTTCTTTTAAAGTTTCCAAAGTAATGGCTGACTTTGATGTCGGCGCAGAACACGTTAGAGAACATTTTATTGGAAAAATAGACTATCCCGATAAATGGCAGATAGGTTTAATTGTAGGCGGAAGTGGAACAGGAAAAAGCACTATCGCTAAAGAGTTGTATAACGAAGCGTTAGAAGATGACTTTGTTTATCCTGATAAACCTGTTATAGATTGCATACCATGTCACAATGTTGAAGAATTACAAAAAATGTTCTATGCGGTTGGGTTTGGGAGTGTTCCTTCTTGGCTCAAGCCTTATCATGTTTTATCAAATGGCGAAAAAATGCGTGTTGATTTAGCTAGGCGAATATTAACAAAAGAGTTTATCGTTTTTGATGAGTTTACTAGTGTTGTTGATAGACAAGTCGCTAAAATAATTTGTATAGCGTTAAAAAAAGCTTTAAAAAGATATCCTGACAAGAAATTTATCGCAGTTGGTTGTCATCATGATGTAATTGAGTTTTTACAACCAGATTGGTGTTTTAATACAGATGATATGCAACAGGTTTTTCGATTCCCCCACGAAGCAAACAAGAATTCACAGTCAGAAGATGCTCAATTGCCGAGTGGGGAAAATTTAGACGTTATCATTATCTAAATGGAGATATAGTTAGAGCCGCACGTTGTTTTGGGCTATATGATGATGATAAAATAATAGGATTTATTGGGGTAATACACTTTCCACATCCTAAAAATAAAAAAATCAAAAGAGTTACTAGGTTGGTTATTTTACCTGATTATCAAGGTGTAGGATTAGGTACTAGATTTTTAAAATCAGTAGCTGAAATATATTCTTGTCAAGGGTTTGACTTTCGGATTGTCACGAGCGCTAAAAATCTTATTAATGCGTTAAATAGAAATACTAATTGGAAATTGAAAAGTTACGATAAAGGAAATACTCCAACGGGAAATTCTTCGATTAAACAACTTGCAAAAACAACTAGAAAAAATGTTAAAATAGCTAGCTTTCTTTTTATAAGAAAAAATTAACTCCTCTCTTGAACCGTTCAAATCTGTTCCTTATAATAAAATAAAAAGGAATGAGAAATAATGAATAAAATAGAGGCTATAATTTCAATCAAACCTCAATTTGTAGATGAGATAATGAAAGGTAACAAGCGTTTTGAATTTAGAAAATCTTTTTTAAAAAGTATTCCTGATAGATGTTACATTTACTCTACAAAACCTGTAGGCAAGATAGTTGGTTTTTTTACCATTAAACAAGTTTTAAGAGATGAACCGGAAAAAATATGGCAAAAAACAAGTAAAAAGTCAGGGATTACAAAGGATTTTTTTGACGAATATTATTCAGGAAAAAATAAAGCGGTAGCAATAGAAATAGATAGGTTGTTTGCTTACAAAACACCTAAGAATTATCATGAAATAGATATAAAAGGGAAGCCACCGCAAACATATAAAACGATTTGAAGAAGCTGATTGCTTCTTTTTTTATTTTTAAAAGTAAGGAAGTGAGGCGATTGGCTAATGAAGAAAACTTAATACCAGGAAATAAACGAAGTAAGAGTGAACTTAGAGAAATCACTAGAAAAGGCGGTATAGCTTCCGGTAAAGCAAGAAGACGCAAAAAAGAATTAAAAACCATAATCGAACAAGCGCTCAACTCTGTTATCCCAAATGAAAAAGCACAAAAAAAGTTAGAAAGTCTAGGTTTTGATCCAACATTTCAGTCAGCTATCGCTTTGAAAGTGGTCGAACAAGCGATGAATGGGAATTTAAGAGCTGTTGAATTAATATCTAATATATCTTTTGCAGGAAAAGATAGCCTGGATAGAAAAGAACAAAGACAGCGAATTAAGGCCGCGGAGCTCACCACAGACGAGCAACGAACGCGCATCGAGCTGCTTAAAGTCAAACTTGACGCAGAGAAAGGCGCTAAGCCTGATACTAGCTTAATGAAAGCTTTGTTAGATGCTGTGGAAGGAGGTGATTAGCCTTGGAGATTATCTTTTCAAATAAACAAAAAGACGTCATTAGACGCCATTTTAACTACGAATTAGAGGTCAACGAGGGCACTTGACCCCTCGTAGCGGAAAGACCACAGCTGGGCATTTTCGTTATGCTAGGTATCTGATTGAGTCAGAAGATGAAAATCACCTTGTGACTGCTTATAATCAAGAACAAGCTTATCGTTTGTTTATCGACGGCGATGGTACGGGTTTGATGCATATATTTGACGGTAACTGCGAAATAAAACACGACGAGCGTGGAGATCACTTGTTAATCACGACACCAAAAGGCAATAAGCGCGTTTATTATAAAGGCGGCGGTAAAGTTAACAGTGTTGGTGCTATTACAGGTATGTCTTTAGGATCAGTAGTATTCTGCGAGATTAACTTACTGCACATGGATTTTATCCAGGAGTGTTTTAGGCGTACTTGGGCGGCTAAGCTACGTTATCATCTAGCAGATTTAAATCCCCCAGCACCTCAACATCCAGTAATTAAAGATGTCTTTGATGTTCAGAACACGAGGTGGACTCATTGGACCATGGATGATAACCCAATACTAACCGCAGAGCGTAAACAAAACATTATCAACAGTCTTAAAAAAAATCCATATCTATACAAACGAGATGTACTTGGACAGCGGGTCATGCCTCAGGGAGTTATTTATGGCCTTTTTGACACGGAAAAAAATGTTTTGGATGCTTTGATTGGCGAACCAGTAGAGATGTATTTCTGTGCAGATGGAGGTCAATCAGATGCCACCTCTATGTCTTGTAATATCGTAACAAGAGTTAGAGATAACGGTAGGATAAGCTTCAGACTTAATCGTGTAGCTCACTACTACCACAGCGGAGCTGACACTGGCCAAGTAAAAGCTATGTCAACCTACGCTTTAGAGTTAAAAGTTTTTATAGACTGGTGCGTTAAAAAGTATCAGATGCGCTATACAGAGGTATTTGTGGATCCTGCCTGTAAATCTTTGAGAGAGGAGCTGCATAAGTTAGGAGTATTTACTCTGGGAGCTCCGAACAATTCTAAAGATGTATCTAGCAAAGCAAAAGGCATTGAGGTCGGTATCGAACGCGGCCAAAACATTATCTCAGATGGCGCTTTTTATCTCGTTAATCATAGTGAGGAAGAGTATGACCATTACCACTTTTTAAAAGAGATAGGGCTATATAGTCGTGATGACAATGGCAAACCTATTGATAAAGATAACCATGCCATGGACGAGTTTAGATACAGCGTCAACGTGTTTGTGCATCGGTATTACAACTAAAGGAGTTGCTTACATGGGAGTAATCCAAAAAATAAAAAATCTTGTTACAAGGAGTAAATACGTGATGACAACGCAGAGTCTTACAAATATAACCGATCATCCTAAAATAGCTATCAGTAAGCTAGAGTACGATCGTATAACAACCAATCTAAAGTATTATAAGAGCGATTGGGATAGTGTTTTATACTTAAACACGGACGGCGAGACTAAAAAAAGAGATCTTAACCATCTACCAATTGCACGGACAGCTGCTAAAAAGATTGCCAGTCTAGTCTTTAACGAGCAGGCAGAGATTAAGGTTGATGATGATGCGGCTAACGAATTTATTAGTGAGACACTAAAAAACGACAGGTTTAATAAAAACTTCGAGCGGTATCTGGAGAGTTGTTTAGCGTTAGGCGGATTAGCTATGAGGCCTTATGTGGATGGTGATAAAGTTAGGGTAGCATTTGTTCAAGCGCCTGTTTTTTTGCCACTGCAGAGTAATACGCAAGACGTTTCGAGTGCCGCCGTCGTCATTAAGTCCGTTAAGACAATCAACGGCAAAGAGGTCTACTATACCTTGATAGAGTTCCATGAGTGGCAGAGCTCTGATGATTATGTTATCTCAAATGAGTTATATCGCTCGGATGATAAAGCCAAAGTAGGTAGCCGAGTGCCGTTATCTGAGGTATACAAGGACTTAAAAGACGAGGCAAAAGTTACAGATGTGACTAGGCCTATCTTTACTTATCTCAAGACTCCTGGAATGAATAACAAGGATATTAATAGCCCACTTGGGCTATCTATCTTTGATAACGCCAAGACAACGATTGACTTTATCAATACGACCTATGACGAATTTATGTGGGAAGTTAAGATGGGTCAACGTCGAGTTGCTGTGCCAGAGAGCTTGACTGCTTTAACTGTTCGTACCACTGATGGCGATGTTGTTCCAAGGCCTCGCTTCGAGTCTGATCAAAACGTTTATATCCGTATGGGTGGCAGGGATTTAGACTCAAGCGCAATACAGGACCTAACAACACCTATCAGAGCGGATGACTATATCAAGGCTATCAACGAGGGGTTGTCTTTGTTTGAGATGCAAATAGGTGTATCTGCTGGATTATTTAGTTTTGATGGCAAAAGCATGAAGACTGCAACAGAAATCGTCTCTGAAAACTCAGACACCTACCAAATGCGTAACAGTATTGTTGCTTTAGTAGAGCAATCGCTAAAAGAGTTAGTTATCTCTATTTTTGAGATTGCTAAAGCTTATGATTTGTACCAAAGCGAAGTTCCAAGCATGGATAACATCAGCATAAGTCTTGATGACGGTGTTTTTACAGATCGAGACGCTGAGTTAGACTACTGGATAAAAGTTGTTAATGCTGGCTTTGGCACTCGTGAGATGGCCATCCAAAAAGTGCTAAACGTGACAGAGGAAAAAGCCCAAGAAATAGCTGCAGAAATTAATACTGGAATCGTTGACGAAATCAATCAACAGCGCACTGATACACATTTATACGGAGAGTGATTAGATGAAAAAGAAGCCTATTAAGTTAAATGACGAACAGCTTCTTTTGGAAGCTAGTCAGTTATCTGATATGTATCATCAGCTGACTCTTGATTTATTTGATCAAGTGATTGAGAGGATAAAAGCCAGAGGCTCAGCGAGCTTAGCCGATAACCCTTATCTTTGGCAAGCTAATAAGTTACATGACGTTGGACTGCTTAATGCAGATAACATCAAGCTTATTGCAAAGTATTCTGGCATTGCGGAAGCTCAACTTCGCTATATTATCAAGAATGAAGGATTTAAAATTTATAAAAACACGTCTGAGCAGCTAGAAGAGGCTCTAGGTAGAGAGTCTGGGGTAAACAGTACTATCCAAGACGACCTATCTAACTATGCTAGACAAGCTATTGATGATGTGCATAATTTGACTAACACCACCTTGCCATTTAGTGTTATAGGAGCTTATCAAGGGATAATCCAAGACGCTGTTGCTGGTGTGGTGACAGGCTTAAAAACGCCTGACCAAGCTATCAATCAAACTGTGATTAAATGGTTTAAAAAGGGGTTTTATGGTTTTACAGATAAAGCTGGGAGAAAGTGGAGAGCAGACTCTTATGCTCGTACCGTTATCAATACTACGACTTGGCGAGTCTTTAACGAAGTCAAAGAAGCCCCTGCTAGGGAGTTTGGCATTGATACCTTCTATTACTCAAAAAAAGCTACAGCTAGAGAGATGTGTGCACCTTTGCAACATCAAATTGTCACTACTGGCGAAGCGAGAGAAGAAGGAGGGATAAAAATCTTAGCTTTATCTGATTACGGGCATGGTGAGCCTGATGGATGCTTGGGAATCAACTGCAAGCACACTAAAACGCCGTTTGTCGTCGGTGTGAATAGTAAGCCAGAATTGCCAGAGCATCTAAAAAATATCACTCCTGCACAAGCTAAAGCTAATGCGAATGCGCAAGCTAAGCAGAGGGCAATCGAGAGATCAATACGTAAGAGTAAAGAGCTACTGCACGTTGCGAAGCAATTGGGTGATAAAGAGTTGATTAGGCAATATCAATCGGATGTTAGAAGTAAACAAGATGCACTTAATCATCTTGTCAATAGTAATGACTTTTTGATAGAAAGTAAGTCTAGGTCTAAAATGTTTGTTACAGACCTGATGAAGCGTGAAATTGTGATGAAAAAAGGGTTAATCAATGATATAATAGGCTTACAGACAAGTGATGGAATCACTATAAAAGAAATTAGCGGACACCTCCTGGAAAGAATCTATGAGAGGGGTGTCTCTGAGAGTCACATCGCTACTGCATTAGCTAACCCTATTTACATTAGACCTGATGCAGTAGATGGCGGTAGGAAAGTTTCAAGGCGCTATGTAGGCACCCATGTTACCGTAAATATTAACCCACATACAGGCAAGATTATAACTACTTGGAAGACTGGTGAAAGGACAAGGAGGAAGTATGACAATCAGAGAAATGTTGATAAGTAATCAAATATTAAATAATGATGATATTGATTTTATGTTATCTGTCAATCAAGATGTCTCTCCTTTGTTTGAGCTTGAAGATAATGACGATAACTGGGATGTATTAGTGGACGAGTTGCAGCAAACCTCTAGTTACTTAACGGGAGATGGCGAAAGTGTCTCGGATAGAACTAAGAAGTTTGATGATCTAGTTGATAAAATATCAGCAATTTAATCTTATAAGCATTTAGCTAAAAACTAGGTGCTTTTCTTATGCTTAAAAACAGGAGGAAGACATGAATAAACGTATCAAAAAGAAACGTAAATTGGAAACAGCGGTTGTGTTATTGATTGCAGAAAACGCAAGACAAGCAGAAGCAATTAAAAATCAAAACAAACAAATCATGGAGCTAAAATCAATCGTTCAACGAAACGCTCTGGCAACAAACGAAGAGTTAGCGACTGTTAAAGCTGCTACTTTAGATAATCAATCAGTTATCAAGGCAATTGGTGACACGGTTGACTATATTAAGAAAAACTACAAACGGAAGTGGGGGAAATAAAGTTTAACCGTGTCGAATTCGACCCCTTTAGAAATCAAAGTCGTAGCAATACGGCTTTTTATTATGCCTTTATCCGCAGGCGTTAAAGAACGGAAATCAGCGACCTATCGCATTTATAGGAGGGAATGCACATGGAAAATGTGACAAACGAAAACGTCGACCAAGAGACTACTGACTTGGAAAATAATCAACAAGAAGATAAAGCATTTACACAAGATGATCTCAATCGAGTGGGAACTAAAGAGCATTCTAAAGGCTACAACAAAGCAGTCAAAGACTTAGGTTTTGATGATGTGGAGTCAGCCAAGGATGCACTAAAAGCCTTCAAAGAGTGGAAAGAGTCGCAAAAAAGCGAGTCAGAAAAACAGACAGAAATCTTGAATGCTAAAGACAAAGAGCTTGAGGAAGCTCGGGCAAACAATAAGGCTCTTAACGCAAAGCTAGCAGCAATGTCTTTAGGTGTGAACGCTGAATCTATTGATGATGTGATTGCACTATCTGAGCGTCTTGTCACTGACGAGACAAGCATAGAAGATGCAATCAAAACGGTTTTGGGTAAGTATCCTCACTTTGGCCAAACAAAGGATAAAGCTCCCAAAATCACAGTGGCAGGCAACCCGTCTGCTGATAACGGACAAGGTTCGGTGTCTAAGGAAGACTTTGCAAAGATGTCTTACCAAGAAAAACTGGACCTAAAACTAAAAAATAAGAATCTTTATGACCAATTGAAAGGAAATTAAAAAATGGCAGTAGGAACAACTAAAATGGCACAAATGCTAGACCCTGAGGTTCTAGCGGATATGATTGACGCAGAGGTAGGGAAAGCGATTCGCTTTGCTCCTCTTGCTGAAGTAGATACAACTTTAGAAGGACAACCAGGTACAACTTTAACAGTGCCTAAATGGGATTACATCGGTGACGCAGAAGATGTTGCCGAGGGTGAAGCTATCCCAATGACTCAACTTGGCTTCAAAAAGACTACTATGACCATTAAAAAAGCCGGAAAAGGTGTAGAAATCACTGACGAAGCTATCTTATCTGGGTATGGGGATCCTGTAGGTCAGGCAGCGAAGCAAATCGTTGAGGCTATTGACCACAAAGTCGATGCAGACGTGCTTGACGCGTTAAGTAAATCGACTCAAACTGTGGAAGCTACTGCTACGGTTGATGGTGTATCTAAAGCGCTAGATATTTTTAATGACGAAGATGACGCAGAGACAGTCATTGTCATGAATCCGGCGGATGCCTCTACCCTACGTTTAGATGCCGCGAAGGAGTGGTTAGGTGCTACCGAGGTTGGAGCAAATCGTGTTGTCTCTGGTGTTTATGGTGAAGTTTTAGGGGTACAAATTGTGCGTTCTCGCAAATGCCCTAAAGGAACTGCCTACATGGTTCGCAAAGGTGCACTACGTATCATGCTTAAACGTAACACAATGGTTGAAACAGACCGAGATATCACAAAAGCGATTAATCAAATCGTAGCTAATAAGCATTATGGTGTTTATCTTTATAAGGCAGAAAAAGCCGTCAAAATTACACTTAAAGATGCCGCAAAAAAGTAGCTAAGGCTAAGGCTGCCAAGAGAGAGGAAGATGACGCTCTCGAGTCTTAGCCGATGGAGGTGGTTATTATCGCTTTTTTAACGCAAAAAGAATTTGAAGATTTGGGTTTTGACGATGTAGAAGATTTTGAAAAAATGGAAAAACGTGCTAGCCACGCTGTCAATCTTTACTGTCGTAATCGCTATGATTACAAAGATTTAAAAAAAGAAATAGCCCTAGTGCAAAAGGCTGTAAAGCGGGCAATCGCTTATCAGATAGCATATTTAAATGACTCAGGAGTAATGACAGCAGAGGATAAACAATCCTTTGCTGGAATATCTCTAGGACGGACAAGTATTAGCTACACTGTCGGGCATGGCCAAGGCAGCCAACAAAAAACTCTGGCAGACAGGTTTAATCTCTGTCTAGATGCAGAGAATGAGTTACTAGTTGTTGGGTTGGGATATACGGGTATTAGCTATGATCGATAAAAGACTGCTTATTGACGAACTGCAGGTAAAACTTGTCAAAGATAAAGGTGATTATGGAGGGTTTGTCTATGACGAACCTTTTACACTCTCTCCAGTTAGATTTGACCGTAATCTTGCAACCGCAGGTAAAGATAATGCAAGGCAAGAGACTAAACCGTCGGTTATCTTTATTTATCCTAAATACTGTAAGACAGTAGCCGATAGGTCATGGGTTGATGCTGTTGTCATTGATGGTGATACTGAGTACACCGTTGATAAAGTGATACCAGTCTACCACCCACTAACAAACAAAATTTTTTGTTTTGAAGTGGAGGTTATCTAATGGCTAAGGTAGTGGTAGAGTTGGGAGGCATCAAGCGTAAAGTATCTCCGCAAGCATTAGCTAAAGGAAAGCTCATCATGAACAACCAAGTCATGATGTCCATGAACCCTTATGTTCCTTACAGAGACGGAGCTTTGAGAGGAAGCTCGAGAGCTAACAGTGTAGGTGTAACGTGGAGCGGACCACACGCCAGAGCCCAGTTTTATGGTGGTGCTTACAACAAGTACAAGTCCTTTAAATTTAAAAAGTACACAACACCAGGTACAGGCAAACGTTGGGATAAACGTGCGTTAGCTAATGCAACAATTGTCAAGGATTGGGAAAAATCCTTACTGAGAGGAATGGGATTTAAATGACAAATGACTTTGCAACTGTTTTGAGGCAATTTGTCGAAGGATTAGACTTAGGCATAAAGCCTAGACTTGACTATCTAACAAGACAAGAAGACCTAGCCATTTATCCAATGCCAGGAGGTAAGGTAAATAACGAGTACATGGACGGTACTCGTGAGATAAGCCTGCCTTTTGAGATTGCAATCAAAACTAAAAATCAGGAGTTAGCAAGCACTGTGATGTGGACTATTAACAGTGCTTTGTCTAACTTTGACTTAAAATTACCAAGTCTTAATCATTCGTACACATTTATTAGCCTTGATGTCGAAAAGCCGTTTTTAAATGACTTAAGCGATCAAGGTTTTTATATTTATGTGCTGGATATTACAGCACACTTAGAAATAGAAGGGAATAACTAATGAGACAAAAGAACGCCCTACGTGGGCATTTTATCGCACCTTATGTAAAAGGTGAGGAAAAGACAGAAGTTACAAAAGAGAAGCTTTTGGAATTGGCTAGATGGATTAAAGACATCTCAGACGATACCGACGAAAAGACAGAAGATGAGGCGTACTATGACGGAGATGGAACAGAAGAAACAACCGTTGTAGGAGTTAAGGGCGCGTACACTTTCGAAGGGACGTATGATCCAGAAGACAAAGCTCAAGCTCACATTGCAAGTCTTAAGTATAAGCTAGGAGATGAGCGAAAAGTTTGGCATTTGATTGTATCGGCTGATGGGAAAACCCAGTGGCTAGGGGTTGCAACAGTGACAGAAATTATTGCTGGTTCTGGTGCTGCCGCCGATTTTGAAGCCTTTGGTTGCAAGATTACTTATAACTCTCTGCCAAAGGAAAGCAAGGAAATTATACCTAAAAAAAATGAATTGAGCGTAGCGATGTGAGACAAGGGTGGGCTAAACCACCCTTTTAAGGAGGAATTATGTCTGGAATTGTAGTTGACCTAAAGCGCACAGGGTTTCCGGTCAAAATTGGGCAGGTAGAGCTTTGGTTTGATACAAGCCAAGAGCGATTGATTGAGTTTTTTGATATTGAGACAGAAGTAAATCGTCGCCTCAATGAATACGAAAAACAGGTTATCGAAGCCAACTTAGACAACGAAATTGAAGGTAAAGGGGTTACGAAAGATGTTGCCCAAAGTGCTTTAGATTTGGAAGCTAAATACTTAGAAATCAATTATGATCTACTATTCGGAGAAGGTACATTTGCACAGCTCTACGCGGAGTATCCCGACAAAGAAGCACTCGAGAATACTCTGGAAATTGTTTGCAGGGAAATCGAGGTCAAACTCAAAGAGTTAGCTATCGAAAGAGAAAAAATCGTTAAGCAGAAAACGAAAAAGTACAAAAAGGAGTAGCCTATGAAACTAAACGATCCATTAGTAGAGTCGTTTGAGTTTAGAGGTGAAATCTATCCTATTGATTTGAGCTTTAACAAGGTTTTAGATGTCTTTGATGTTATTGATGATGATTTTTTAAACGAGGCGGAAAAGTGTTTTTTGTGCCTTGATATTTTGCTAGATAGGACAGATTTACCTTTTACTTACGCGGTGGATCTTTGGGTTTATATCAAAACCAATTTTATCGATGCAGAAAGGCCCGAGAAACCTCAGCTCGACATCAAAGGGAATCCAATGCCTGTAGTAAAAGAAAAAGAGGATAACAAAAAAGTCATTGATTTGAGTTTAGACGCTGAGTTTATCTATGCGAGCTTTAGGCAAACCTACCAAATCAATCTTTTAAAAGAGCAAAACAGATTGTCTTGGATTGAATTCAAGGCTCTTTTAAATGCTCTTCCAGACGATACTGTCATGCAGCGTATCATAGCCATTAGACAGTGGGAAGATGATGGTGAAGGCAGTAAAAAATACAGAGATAACATGCGTAAGCTAAAGGCTAAGTACAGTTTAGATGACGGAGAGGAGGAAGACGATGGCAGCTGATGGTAAGGTAACGATACTTGTTGACGTTGATGGTAAACAGGTAAAGGTGCTCAATAGTGAGTTAGATAAAGTTGCCAAGCACGGTGACAAAGGCAGCTCCTCTCTTAAAAAATTTGCGGTTGGTGCAGGAGTCTTTAAATTAGCTTCGGCTGCAGTTGATCTGGTTAGTCAATCTCTTGGCAAGGCTATCACAAGATTTGACACGCTTGAAAAATATCCAAGGGTGATGAAAGCAATGGGCCATAGCGCTGAGGATGTTGCGAGATCAACAGATAAGCTGGCTAATGGGATTGATGGTTTGCCAACAACTCTAGACGAGGTTGTCGGAACCGCTCAACGTTTGACTTCTATCACTAAAGATATCAATAAGTCGACCAATCTCACACTAGCTTTAAACAATGCCTTTTTAGCTTCAGGAGCTTCATCAGAGGCTGCAAGCCGAGGGCTGGAGCAATATGCCCAAATGCTATCAGCTGGTAAGGTTGATATGCAAGCTTGGAAAACCCTCCAAGAAACAATGCCTTATGCCTTACAACAAACTGCGGAAGCTTTTGGATTTGCAGGGGCATCGGCTCAAAAGGATTTTTATGAGGCGTTAAAAAACGGGCAAATAACATTTGACCAATTTTCTAATAAGTTGATTGAGTTAAATGATGGTGTCGGCGGTTTTGCAGAACTAGCCAAAGAAAATAGTAAAGGGATTGAAACCTCTTTTAACAACATCAAGAACGCTATTGCAAAAGGTGTGGCCAATAGCATTAAGGCTTTGGATGATTTGTCTAAGGCTGCAACAGGTAAGGGCATAGCTGATCATTTTGATAGTTTGAAAGTTGTTATCAATGCCTCTTTTAGCGCCATCAATGCAAGTATTAAAGCTAGTACACCGCTATTTAAACTTTTGTTTAGTGTTATTGGTGCTGGAATATCAGTCGTCAAAGCTCTGTCGCCTGCCTTAGTTGGTGTAGCATCTGGTCTAGCTGCCATGAGGGCAGTTAATGAGACTATAACAATGATTAAAGCGCTAAATAGAGCTTGGGTTATGGCATCTGCATCAATGAGTATTGGAGCAACAACCATTAAGACTGTGACTGCGGTACAAGCGGTAAGTACCACGATGACTAAAGCAGATATGGTTGCAAGACTATCTCAGTTAGGTGTCTTAAAAGCCAGTACCGTGATTTATGGTGTTATGACAGGCGCTATCAGTTTATCTACTGCTGCAACCATAGCCGGTACTGCTGCGGTAACTGCGTTAAAAGCAGCACTTGTAGCCTTAACAGGTCCCGTTGGTTGGGTAGTAGGTGCGATTGGTGCGTTAGTTGCTGTTGGAGTAAGTTTGTGGTCATGGCTAACTAAAGAGTCAGATGAGACTAAAAAGCTGAAAAAAGAACAAGAAGGGCTAGTTGAAAGTAATAAACAGCTAAGAGATTCTGTCCGTGAGGGCGTGCAAGAGCGTAAGAAGGGCCTTGAGTCCGTCAAAGAAAGCACTGCTGCTCATCAAAAATTAGCTGATGAAATCATTAAGTTAGCAGCCAAAGAAAACAAAACTGCAGGCGAAAAACGAAATCTGAAGAATAAGATTGACGAGCTTAATGGATCTATTGATGGCTTGAACTTGGCCTACGATAAAAACTCAAACTCTCTTTCGCACAACGCAGATCAAATTAAGTCACGCATTAGCGCCATGGAAGCAGAAAGCACATGGCAAACAGCACAACAAAACCTGTTAAATATTGAACAGAAACGTAGTGAGGTTAGTAAAAAGCTAGCTGAAAATGCCGAGCTACGTAAAAAGTGGAATGAAGAAGCTAACGTCTCCGATTCCGTCCGAAAAGAAAAGATTGCAGAACTCACAGAAGAAGAAGCTAAACTTAAAAATATGCAGACTCAACTGCAGGAGGAGTATAACAAGACATCAGCTACTCAACAAGCTGCTGCAGACGCTATGGCTGCCGCTGAAGAATCAGGATCAGCAAGACAGGTTATAGCGTACGAAAATATGTCAGAAGCTCAACGAACTGCCATAGACAATATGCGCACTAAGTACTCTGAACTTTTAGAGACAACGACATCTATTTTTGATGCTATCGAACAAAAGACGGCATTATCAGTAGATCAAATGAATGCCAACCTTGAAAAAAATAGAGCTGCTACTGAACAGTGGGCTACTAATTTGGAGATTTTGGCTCAGCGTGGTGTGGATCAAGGTATTTTGGAGCAACTAAGGCGCATGGGTCCTGAAGGAGCCACACAGACGCAAGTTTTTGTGGATGCAACAGATGCCGAGCTAGCACCCTTGCAGGAAAACTTTAGAGCAGCCACAGAAACTGCTAAAAATGCAATGGGGAGCGTTTTAGACTCAGCAGGTGTGGAAATGCCAGAAAAAGTTAAAGGGATGGTCACTAATGTTTCTACGGGATTACAGGCGGAACTGCAAGCTGCTAACTTTGCTCAACTTGGCCAAGAAATCCCTAATGGAGTTTCTCAAGGTATAAGTCAAGGGGCAGGTAAAGCAAGTGACGCAAGTGTCAAAATGGGTCAAGAAGTTAAACGCTCTTTTCAAGGAGAGTTGGGTATCCACTCGCCATCGCGAGTATTTACTGAGTACGGTGGCCATATTACTGATGGCTTGAGTAATGGTGTGACAAATGGAACGTCAAAAGTTATGCAAACCATGCAGAGCTTGGCTCAACAGATGTCTCAAAAAGGACAGCAGATTGTTAATGACATGCGTAGCAAGTCGAACCAAATCACAGATGCTTTTAGCACGATGAGTGGTCCAATGCACTCTCATGGTGTTAATGCCATGCAAGGTTTGGCCAATGGTATTTATGCAGGGTCGGGGGCAGCTTTAGCGGCAGCTCAAAGCATTGCGGCACGTATCACCGCAACAATTCAAAGTGCCTTAGATATCCACTCGCCATCTCGTGTTATGAGGGATGAGGTTGGACGTTTTATCCCTCAGGGTATCGCTGTAGGTATTGATGCGGATAGAAAAGTCATTGACTCATCTATGCAAAAGCTAAAAGAGTCAATGACGATTAATGCGACCCCAGAAATAGCCTCTGGATTTGGCGGAGGAGTTGCGGGGATTGCTAATCAGACCACAAATAACTCAAATAACAGTTTTACCCTTAATGTCAAGGTTGATGAATCCGACGGTAATAGCCGCGAGAAATATCAACGCTTATTCAGAGAATTTAGCTGGTATATTCAACAACAACAAGGAAGGTTAGGTGATGTTAAATGACAGCTTTTATCAAGTTTGATGGTAAAAAATCTTCAGATTTTGATTTGAGAATTATTAATGACGTTGAGCATGACTCGTCCTTTTACGATGTTGATCAAGTTAAGGTACCTGGTCGTGATGGTGTGGTTTTAAAGGACAATAAAAGGCTTGAGGCTATTGAACGGTCTTACCCTTTACGTCTATATAGCAAAAGACGACTCACCGAAGTAGAAACTGACATAAGCAATTGGCTGAATGTAAAAGGTTGGAAAGACTTAGAGTTGTCATGGGAGCCTGATTATATCTATAAAGCAACACATATCACCCCTTTTAGCATAAAGGAGGTTTTAAGGAATTTCGGCAGACTGAAAATCAACTTCTTAATCCACCCTATCAAATATTTAAAAACAGGTAAGCAAGAGGTGCCTCTCGTTAATGGCGGTACTCTACAAAATCCCGGCAATGTTCAAGCTAAACCTATCCTAAAAATCAAAGGCACAGGCAATGGTGTTTTAACCATTAATGACTTTGAGACAGGGCTTGAAAATGTGCAGGGCGAGCTTGTTATAGATATGGAAAGGCACCTAGTCTATAAAGATGTCCTATCTGCTTGGGATAATATCGTAAGAACAGAACGCCACCGCATGCCGTTATTTGACGTTGGACAAAATAAAATCTCGTGGACTGGTAGCTTTACAATTACCGCAGTGCCAAACTGGGGGGTTAAAGTATGATACCAGTTTTGTATGAGGCTAAGGAAACCAAGTTTAGGACTTTTGGTCTCGGTGAGATTGCGGATGCTTATGAGGTTAAAGCCACTCGTGAGCGCAATGGTAATTACTCACTGTACATCAAATATCCGCTAGATGGTGTCTTTGCCTCAGTTTTTAAAGAGGAAATGAAGATTAAGTCTGACGCTGGTCGTAGAACCAAATGGCAGACTTTTGAGATTAATCGGGTACTACGAAATAGTAAAGACCACATCGAGATTTTTGCGCGTCATATCTCTATGCGCACACAGGATATTGCTTTAAAACCGTTTGTAAACGGTGCGAGCGTAGGAGCCGAATCAGCTTTAGAAATCTGGAAGAAAAACCTTGTCGGTGATGATAAGTTTGACGTTAAAAGCGACATCTTAACGCTTGGTAGCTTTAACTGGGAAATTGATAAAATCGGCAATGCCCGTGATGCTCTAGGAGGTGTCGCTGGCTCTATCCTAGATGTTTACGGTGGTGAGTACGAGTTTGACAACCGTACAATCATCTTACGCAAGCAAATGGGGCGTAAAGCTCCCACGGTATTGGAGTATGGCCGTAATATCGTCAGCGTAGAGGAGGAGCGCTTGCTAGATGGCAATTACACCTCTATCTATCCTTACGTAAGATATACGCCACAACCAAAACCGCAAGAGGAAACCCCTGGTAAGCCGCATGTAGGCGAGCATAAACAACCCGAAGAACAGCTGGTGACATTGCCTGAATTTATCCTAGATGGTCAGTATCTCAGCTTATATGCTCAGCGCAGAATCCAAATGGTTGATTTATCAAGTCATTTTAACGATGACAAAAATAAAAAAGAGCCAACGATCGAAGAAATCCGAAAGCTGGCTCAGAAATACCTTAAGGATAATAACGTTGGTGCACCAAAAGTCAGCATTGAGGTTGATTATATTGACTTGTCACAAACGCTTGACTATCAAGATTTTAGAGTCATGGAAGAGGTTGAGCTTTGCGACATTGTACCACTTTATTATCCAAAGTTTGGCATCACAACTGAGTCTGAAAAAGTCGTTGAGATTGTCTATGACGTCTATACAGATAGCAATCACACAATCAAATTAGGTACGATTGGTCAATCAATCTCTAAAAGTTTGACTGGTGGTGTTTTTGAACGTATTAATGCGTTGGAAAATAATCAGAAGGTAATTACTAACAACCAAAAACAATTTGAACTCAATCTGCCTAAATACCTCAATGACATCAATGGTAAACGCGTTTGGTACGAAAAACCAGATGACAATATTGAGCACAAGATAGGTGATTACTGGTTCGAAAAAAATGGTAAGTATCAGCGCACTTGGATTTGGGATGGCCATCAATGGGTCAAGGTACTAGATACAGAGGATTTAAACCCTAACCAACGGGCCTTTGACGAGGCAATGGCTGAAATCGAAAAAGTCAAAAAAGCGCAAGAAGAAATCAACCAGCGCACCGATAAAGAGCTTGAAGAATTTAGAGCTACCCTCAAAAACCTAGCGTTACCAGAGGAAGCGATTAAAAAAATCACAGAGGCTATCAAAGTTGATGACATCCCGTCTATTAAACAAAGCTTTGATGACCTCAAAAATAGAGTGAGTGAGACAAGCGAAGAATCTCGTTTAACTGCCGAAATTTTAGGAAATAACGGTAAGACCCGCTATAACAAAAATTTATTGGTTGGCGACCCTAATCGTGTTAAAAAAATTGATGAGGATTACATCGAGGTAGAAGCCAACGATGGTGGTTTTAAACGTGGCGAGACGTACACGATTAGCTTTAGCCAGACTTGTGAGCTACTCCAAAAAGTGGCTATCACGCTGACACAGGCTAACAACAAGGGAGTTAAGTTAGTGCTGACACCAACTAAAGCAAAAATGGAGTCGCAGACCTTTGACCTCACTAAAGATAAAGAGGTTATCAGTGTTTATCCGTTTAGCTACACAGTGCTTGTAACCTCCGACTGGTATAAATCTAAGCAGATAGATTTAAACGCGTCGGAGGTGAAGGAATTGGCTCTGGAGATGGATTATAAAGAGATTGCAGATGCCAAAGGTGCAACTATCACAGGGGCATGGTCAGACAGTCCACAAATTATATTAGACGGAGGTAAAAAATGAGTGAAAATATACCGCTGCGAGTCCAATTTAAGCGCATGAAAGCCGCCGAGTGGGCTCGTAGTGATGTCATCTTACTGGAGAGCGAGATAGGCTTTGAGACAGACACAGGTTTTGCCAGAGCAGGTGATGGGCACAATCGATTTAGTGACCTTGGATACATTAGTCCACTCGATTACAATCTACTGACTAACAAGCCAAATATTGATGGATTAGCGACAAAAGTCGAGACCGCTCAGAAACTACAACAAAAAGCAGATAAAGAGACCGTCTATACAAAAGCTGAATCGAAGCAAGAGCTTGACAAGAAATTAAATCTCAAAGGTGGCGTTATGACAGGTCAACTAAAATTTAAGCCAGCCGCCACTGTTGCTTATTCCTCGTCAACGGGTGGAGCGGTCAATATTGACTTGTCGTCTAGCAGAGGTGCTGGTGTTGTTGTCTATTCTGACAATGATACCAGTGATGGGCCGTTAATGAGCTTGCGGACGGGTAAAGAGACCTTTAATCAATCGGCGCTTTTTGTCGACTATAAGGGGACAACAAATGCCGTTAATATTGCGATGCGTCAGCCAACCACCCCCAATTTTTCATCGGCGCTTAATATTACTAGCGGCAATGAAAATGGTAGTGCAATGCAGCTACGAGGGTCAGAAAAAGCGCTAGGAACGCTAAAAATTACTCATGAGAACCCAAGTATTGGAGCGGATTATGATAAAAATGCGGCAGCGTTATCCATTGATATTGTCAAAAAGACAAACGGTGCAGGAACAGCCGCTCAGGGAATCTACATTAACTCAACCTCAGGCACGACAGGGAAGTTGCTTAGGATTAGAAACCTTAGTGATGATAAGTTCTACGTCAAGTCTGACGGTGGTTTTTATGCCAAGGAAACTTCGCAGATTGATGGCAACCTGAAACTCAAGGACCCCACAGCGAATGATCATGCGGCAACCAAAGCTTATGTAGATAAAGCAATTTCTGAGTTAAAAAAACTCATACTAAAAAAATAGATTAAGGAGAATAAATGAGCAGAGACCCAACACTTATTTTAGACGAGTCAAACCTCGTTATTGGTAAGGATGGACGTGTGCATTACACATTTACCGCAGAGGACGACAACCCAAAAGTCAGACTAGCTAGCAAGTGTCTAGGCACAGCGCATTTTAATCAGCTCATGATTGAGCGAGGAGA